CCACAGCATTGCTATCATTTTCGGTTTCATCGTTGGTGCCTTTCGTATATTGAAGACAACACCGCCCAACAAAACAAGCCCAGCAGCACCAGCACGCCGATCCACAGCAGCGGCGCAGTCCACAGGCGTTGCAGCAGGTTCATGCCAGCCCCCTTTCGCACAGTGCGCGCTCGGCTGCGCGGCGTTTTACAAGTCCGGGGAGCTCGCGCCCACCGGCCAGCACCCAGCGCGAGAGTTCGGCGCACGCACCGGGCATGTCGCCCGCGTTGGCCTTGCGCACCAGTGTGCTTTTGCAGAAGTTCGCCGCACCAACATTGAAGGCAAACGAGAGCAGCGCGGCCTTTTGCGCGTCTGACAGCGGCACCTTGACGCAATCGAGCGCATCGGCGTGCTGCGCAAGGTCGCGGTATAACAGCGCCTCGCATTCCTCACGGGTATAGGGGCGCATTTGCGCCGTGGCGGTGTGCCCCACGCAGGCCGTGACGATGTTCACCGGGTCGCGGTAGCCGCGCAGCACCAGCCCCTCGTATGTCACCACCAGCGGCACAACCAGCGCCAGCGCACCGGCACCGATCTTGGCCGTGAGTTTCTGGCGCGGCGTCATTTCGGCTGCACCCCGCTTTTCATCGCAGCCCAGAATGCCGCAATGGAAGCCCCAAGCCCTACGATGTAGCCCAGCGGTTTTGCCAGCTTGCCGATCAGCTCCAGCGCTTTCATCGCACCCTTCCACGACTCGAAAACGTCAAGCATGTCGGCGGTGTCCGTCTTGATTTGCTTGATCGTCTCCGTGTTCTCTGCAAGCAGCACCTTGGCCGACGCCTGCTCTGCCTGAATGATGGCGACGGTTGCGACAATTTCATCCATTCGCTTATCCCCCGCTCTCAGCTCTTGCGCGACGTAGTTGTGGAAATCCTCTGGTGTGCGCGGCATATGATCCTCAACCACGGTGCACCCCGTTAGGGTCTATGTTGTCTAGCAGTGCCGTGCGAATAGCCAGAGCAACACGCATACGCCACCCTTCGCCCCGCTCGCTGTGCCGCGTGAGCCGTGACGAAACCGTCAGCTCTTTTGGAAGCTCAAGAAAAATCAGCGTGGCAACAACGGTATTGACGATCAAGTCCAGCAGCAATCCGACAACGAGCGCCGGGTAGCCGATTGCCTTCATTGCAGTGGTCAGGTGCCCAGCATCGCGCACTTGCATCAATCGCATAACGGCGACGTAATGCACCCAGAGCAGGTACACGCAAACCAAGGTAGCGAGTGCATATGTCATTGCAGCACCTCCCGGAATGCCAGAACCACATTGGCAGGTGCTGCGGACACAATCGCGTGGTATGCCTGCATTACCTTGAGCTTCATCGCTTCTTGCGTTGCGCAGTCAGACAGATCAATCTGAGTCAGGTCGCGCAATCCTTGCTTTGCGGCCTCAATGCCCACTGCAGTAGCTGTATCAGCAGTAGCCAGTGCAGATGCTTGCAGGCCGTCCAGAACACCAATAATCTTTTGGCGTTCTGCGCGAATGGTATTCACCGCAGAATCCAGCATTTGATTCCGCTTGTCTTGCGCAGTGATGAGTTTTGAAAGATCAATCATTGTGGCAACTCCAGTACGCCATCAGCTGGGTTAATAATCGGCGCAGGGAATGCCACCGCTTGCGATGGGCTTGGTCCATGCGGAAGAATCAGCGAGATATGCAGAACTCCGTTAATGCGCTCGATATTGCCCGTGACGTATTCGCAGGCGACAGCGGAAGCAGGCAATGTTGCACCATCAGGGATGACAGAGAAGTCAAACTCTATACCATTAATCGTAAGAGTATCACCATGCTTGAGTACAGTTAATGTGTCATCTCGGCGTTGCGGAATAAAGGTTATGTTCATGTGTTTCTTTCTTTAGTACCAGCGGCCAATTGCAGTGTTGTCGGTGTACTGCCCCGATTGATCACCTGCAACAAACAAAGCAGGCGACAAAATGCTGACGTTGGCCGTTGTAGTGGTACGCGCCCAAGCAGTGATAGCGCTGATGTTTTTGGTCGTCGGCAAGGCGACGCCCTCCAGATTTGTTGAAATGGATGGCGGGGAAACGAACGCAGCGGGAAATGTCCAGTCGGCGTTTAGATTTGAAGAATTGCCAAAGAGTAGATACGCGCCGATGCGCGTGCAAATCTGCGTCCCATCGGCAAACCGCACATAGTCGCCGTTGGCATTACTCCCACGTTCAATTACAGCCCCCGTGGGTACTCCTGCGTATTGGCTTACGGTGCCGAGCAAAGTACCACGGCGAAATGCGCCAATGGCATCAGCAGCGGAATCTGCAGTGGTTGCGCCTGTGCCGCCATTGGCAATGGCAATTACGTCAGTTTTTGCGACTTTCTCTGAATCAAGCTCGTTGATAGCATCTTGAACCGTCGTAGCTGCGATGGTGCCTGCTGGGGTGTTGGAGATGGCCGCAGCAGTAGCTGCTGGAAGAGTTACCCAAGCGGAACCGTTCCACGAGCGCATTCCTGGCAGCGCGGTGTCCCAATACAGCGCGCCCGTGAGCAGCGCGGCGCCGTCGTTGTCCAGCGTCGGCTCCACGGCTTTGGCGCCCAAGTAGCGGTCGTCAAAAGAATCGAGCGCGGCCTCGGCGGCATTTTTGGCGATAACGGCTGCATCGCGTGCCGCGTCTGCGTCGGCCTTGGATGTCGCGGCATTATTGGCAGAGGTGAGCGCCTCGCCTGCTTTCGTGGCCGCTGCGCCAGCTTGTGTCGTAGCGTCAGCTACGGCGGTGTCCAGTCCAGCCGCCTGCGCATTGGCCTCCGTCACGAATGCTGGCAGTGCGCCAAGCAACGCGAATGCCTTGGTGTTGAAGTCGGTCGGAGAATCTGCCGGTGTGGGCGGTGTCGGCAATGGGGAAATCGGAGTGGTCACAGGGTTTCCTTTCGGCAATAAAAAAGCCCCTGGGCGGGGCGTGTGTCTTGTGGTGCGGGGCGAATCAAGTGAAGCCCTCAATATCAATAGAGCATTCCGAATGCTGCGCGTAGGCAATCAATATCTCGAAAGAACCGTACCACCCGTACACGTTTGGCGACTGCAATTGCTTGCCGATGATCCACAGCAGTGGCGTGCTTCTCAGGCTTGAAAGCAATCGGTCCACGCCGTCCACCTCGTCGTTTTTCAGCAGCACCTGAATGCTTCGGGTCTTGCTGTAGGCACGCTGTTGCAGCACCACATCCCCCCACTGGTTGACCTCTTTGCGCGAGTAGTCGCGGATGCCCATGCGCACGCCGCGTTGCACGCCTTCGCCTATGCGCTTTTGATCGCCCAGCAGGATCACGCCGACCGCCATGCTGGCAATGCCTTCGCAGTCAATGCGCACTGTGGCACCGGGGTACGTGGGCAAGTCCAGCGCATAAAAATTGACCTGTTCCACACGATCACCAAAAAACCACGCGTACCAGCTTGACTCATTCGGCGTGCTGTAAAGACTTGTCGTTTTGTCATAGATCGTGCCGTAGTCCGGATGCGTGAGGCGCACGCGCACGGAGCGCATGGACTCAATCTCCAGCAATGCCACCGCATTGACTGCCGAATAACCCTGCGCCACCTCAAAATACATCGCATTGGCCTGCCGCACTTTGGTGGTGTGCGACCTGTCAAAACCGGCCCAGCGGTTGGTAGGCCCCACCTCAACCCACCACAGCGGCATGGTGTCTGGCTGCTTTCCGGTGTTGGCCGCTTGCAGCGATTGATAAACCTTATGGCCATAAATCACGCGCACGTCTGCCGCATACGTGGTTCCAGCAGCCCACGCCGGGTAATCGGCCTCTGGCACATCCGTGGTGAGCATTGCTGGCGTGACTTCCAGCGGCTTGATGATCGTCAGGCTCATACGATGCGTTCCTCTGGCATACCCTGGGAATCCCAGCGCAGCATCAATTTATTGAGTTCTCGCTGCATGTTGACCATAGCCGCCGCCTGCGCTTGATTGTCCGCACGCAGCGCCCGCAGTTCTGCCACCAGCTCGGCATTTGCATTGCCACCACCAGACAGCATTGCCGCTGTCTGGCTGGCGCTGTAGATGCGGCTGGGGCCTGTTACTTCCAGCTCAGGGCCGTTTTCACCCACAAGGCGCAGGCCACCGCCAAAGCTGCCACCCGTTGCAAAGGCCGGCACCGACTCGCCGCGCAGCGCAGCAACGATGGCCCGCAGGCCCGTGAGCTGCGATGCCGTGCCGTCATTGATGGCCTGCGCAATCACCTGCTCTGCGCTCTTTGTGCTGCCTTCAAGCTGCGCCAGAGCGGTATCGATGCTATCGAGCAAACCGAGTGACGTGGTTTGGTAGTCGGTGCCCGATGCATCGGCCTCCAGCATCCCGGCCACGCCAGTTGCCTGAGCCAGCAGCTTTCCGGTTTGCACGCGCCAGTCGGATGCGGTAGAGGATTCGGCCTTGATGGCTTCGGCCAGCGTGGGCAGGGTGGACGCCATCGAGTCGGCATACCCTGCGCGGGTGGCTCCCGTTGTAGCCAGCGCCATGCTGTAGTCGCTGGCGTAGCGGCTGCCGAGCTGCGATGCGGTTTGAGCACTGTCGAGCTGACCCATGCGGACTCCGTTCACCACTGCACGCAGGTTTTCAGCGGTGGCAATCATGGATTGCACAGCCTGTTCTTGCGCTTCGTAGTAGCGAACAACTTCTTCACGCAGACCACTGAGCTTGCTGACAGAGCCACCAGCGGCGGTTACGAACTGACTGATCTGTGCTGCGTAGTCAACCCGCGCTTGCACTTCTGCGCGCTGTGCTGCTACCACTGCGGCCTGCGCGGCTGCCAGTTGTTGGGCATAGCGGCCAGCCTCTGCACTTGCCGCAGACAGCGCCGCCTGTTGCTGGGCTAGCTGGGCTTCTGCTGCTTGCCGTTGGCTTGTGTAAGAGGCTTGATCTGCCCCGTATTGAGCCGTGCGCCGTTCATTCTCTGGGATGAGCGCCATGGACTCTCGGTACGTGCCAGCTCCAGACCATGCCCAATCGCGGTAGGCGGTGAATGCATCAAAAGACTTTTGCACCCCACCGAACCACTCATCCAGCGCTGCAATAGTCTGCTGAGTCTGCGCAACACCATCGGCAAGCGGATTCGCTACGCCACTCCAATAATTTTTCCCTTGCTGCGCTGGCGCCAGTTGAGATGCAGCAGACGCCACGCCACCCTGAGCGCTAACGATGCCAGCAGTATTGGGCGCGTACACCATCGCCGCATTCACAGCGGCGGCAATTTGCGCTGGCGTCATCGCTTGCGAGCTTGCAAGCATGTCGGCGCGCGTGCCTGCCACGTCGCCACGCACGCGGCCAATGTCTGCCAGCAGCTTTTCAAAGACTTCAGCCGCGCTCTTGCCTATCTCTGCAAACTGCGCATCGATGTCGTCTGCCACCTGCGTGAATGTGCTGGCCAGGCCCATCAACACCACGGCGAACTCGGCACCAGATTCGCCAGCTGCCATCTGCTGCTCTACCAGCGCGCGGTATTGCTCACGCGTGGCTGGAAGGCTTTGTCCGTACCCTGCCAGCGTGGTTTCGAGCTGTGCGCGTGATCGGGCAATCTTTTCCTGCTGTGTATAAACCGCATCGTAGTACCCCGCTGCAGATGACGTGAGAGCGTCAATGCTTCCTGCGGCACTCAGTAGCGCGGACTCCATTCCGCTGGAGATGCCGTCAAACATCTCCATGGCTTTGCCGAGCTGCACAAACTGGGTTTTGATGGCTGCGATCTGCTGCACGGTGGAAGAAAGCTGCTCCATGCTGGCCGATTCGCCAATCGCCGTCAGCATGTCCTTGGCCCAGCTCACATCGCCAATTGCCGACACCAGCGCGGTGCGTGCGCCCTTGGCGATTTCGGCCATGTATTGCTTGTAGCCTTCTTCGCCGTTTGCAAACTCACGCGGTGCCCACTTGCTTTGCCGGTCGTTTTCCCAGTTCAGCAAATCCTGCCCGCCTTGGCTGATGCGGAAACTTCCCCAGGCGCCGTCTTTTGAGCTGTCATCAGCAAAGGCCGTAGCGATTTCGTAGCCTGCGGTTTTGCCGAAGGCCTTTGCAAGCCCGTCAAAAGTCTGCGCAAGCCCTGTAGCAATGGCAGATACTCCCGCCTGTGTGCCTTGCGCATATTCCCCCGTAGCGCCCATGCCGAAGGTGCCCCGGTTGTATATGCCTGCGCCTTGTTGCAGGCCACCGGCTTCGCTGTAAACAGCACCGGCCCCGATGTGCGGGGTGCCGCTGTCGTCGAACTTCTTTGCCAACATGCCGAGAGCAGCCACGCCAGCCAGCGCCCAGCCCCATCCAGGGATGGCAGCGAGTGCGCCGCTCATGCCGCCCGCACCTGCAGCCGTAGCTCCCGGTGCGATAGTCATGGCTGCAACGGACGGTGCGGCGTAGCTACCGATGGCAGTCGCGCCAAGGCCGCCCATGGTAGAAGACACACCGGCTCCGAGGCCGATGGCATTGCCGATGCTGCCCAGCACGCCGGTGCCGCTGGTCAGGCCGCTGTAGAGGCTTGTGCCTTGTAGCGCCATGCCGAGCATGTTGCTACCGCCCGTGGCTGCGTTGGCAGCACCAGACAGGCCCAGCATACCAGTCACAGCACCTGCAACCGGGTTCACGATGGCCGAGATGACGGGGCGCAGCACAAGTGTCGAGAACAGATTTTTCATCGTGTCCACGAAGTTCTTTGCAAAGCCCTTGCCGGACTCGAAGCCGCGCATCAAACTGTCAGTCAGTGAGCGCTCAATATCCGCCGCTGCCCTTTCCCAGTCTTCCTTCGCCTTCTTGGCCGCGTCCGCATTGGCCTTTTCCATGTCAAGCGCGGCGTCTTTTGCGGCGCCTGCCTTCTTGGCTTTACCGAGGTCTCGGTAAGCCTGCGCCTGTTGCTTCAATGCGTCGTATGTCTGCTGGTCAAGATTGCGATCCATCGCTTTGATGGCCTGCAATTCCAAGTCCGTCGCCAGCATTTCCAGCTT